AAAAATATCCTCTAGTTTTAGTTTTGTTTTTACTAGAATCTCCACAAATCGGACATCTGCAATTTGCGAGATTTTCTTTCTTCCAAGAGAATCTCTCCAGTTGAGAGGAGATAATGGATATAAACTTTTTATCAATAAACATACTCAATTATATTTTCCATTCTGATACTTCGTCTGTTTCTACCTTTTTAAATGTTTCTTCAAAAGAACGAGAATCGTAACCAGAACCGTAACTATCCTTTTCTTTGTATTTTTGATTAGTGTCAACCAATGTTGCTTGTTGTTCAATTTTTGCATCACTTAACTTCATCTTTGCTCTTGTTATACCAACAACAAATTTCTTATTGGAGAAAGCATCATTATATCTGTTCTTCAATTGTTTTACCAATACCTGTCCCTGCTCTTCAAGTTCTTCAGTAGAGATTATGGCAAACATAAAATCAGCAGTAGCAGGAAGACCAAAAGATTCAGATGTATCTTCAAGACCAACATCTGAATTTGAAAATCCTTGTCTGTTTGTTTGTGTTGCAGTAAATACAGGAACACTATATTCTACTGCAAGTCCTCTAAGTTCTTCCGCAATAGATTTTATATATTGATATGAATTTACATTTCCACCTGTTCTTAATCTAGATGATGAACAAATATTTAAATAGTCAATAAAAATAATATCTGGGATAAATTTCTTTTTCATTTTCAATTCATCAATAAGAATTTTAAAGTGATTGGCATTTGCTGTTGCTGTAGGATATTCTTTCACAATCAACTTCCCAGAAATTTTGCTTGTTGCACGATTCAATTTTTTGTTATACATTTCCTTTGGAAGTTCTTTCAGTTCATCCATAGTGATATCCATAATGTTTGCATCTATTCTTTCTGCAATTCTTTCTTCTGCCATTTCCAATGTTATATAAAGTACATTTTTATTTTGAGTTAAACAATTTGCGGCGTGATGGCACATGAATAAAGACTTACCTACACCTGTTCCTGCAAGAACTACATTTAATGTTTTTTGTGGTGTTCCACCGTTTGTTATTATATTAAAAAATTCGAGGTCAAACGGAATTCTAGATTCTATTCTGTGATAGAAATCGTATCTATCGTCTGAATCTTTAATATAATCGTGTCCAATATGTTCGTCAAAAGAAACAGAAAGTGCATCCGAAAGTATTTCTGGAATTACATTTTCTGTATTAGCACTCTTTCCATCAATAATGTGGATGGATTCCATAATAGCATTATATACTGCTTTATCCTTACAAAACTTTTCTGTTTGGTCAATTAACCAATCAAAATTATCTTCTTTTGATTCTAGTGTGTCTATAAATTCAATCGAGTCTTTATATTCATCTTCTGTAATATCGTTTCTATCACCAAAACTTATTTTAATAATATCTTTTGTTGGTATATTATTATATTCGGTTATAAATTCTCTAATTACAGAAAATAATATTTTCTCTGTTTTGGTGGAGAAATATTCTTCTTTAATATAGGGTAAAACCTTTCTCCCGAATTCTTCATTCAGCATCAAGTTTTCAAGAACTGTCTTTTCAATCGTTGTCATTTGGTTCTTCTGATAATATATCTTTTAATTCTTCGGCATTCTCTCTGATTAACTCAGTTGCAGTATTATTGTCGATTATACCCTTTACTACTTCTTCTGGAGCAAGTGGAATATCAATGTTATTGAAGTTATCATCTATCTTTAATTCTTCATCAATAACATCTACCAATATATCTCCCATATAATTAAGCATATCTTGGTCTTCTTCTAAATTATTTGGATTGTCGTGAATCATATAATCAAAATTACAAGATAGATGACCATTTTCATCTGGTTCTTCTGCAAAGGTAACTGTACCAAATGTCCAGTGTAGTCCTTTAAATTTTCCTTCTTCAACAATTCTAATACCAGTTAAGTTTTTGTCTACATCTGTAAACTCAAAAGACTTTTTAACTTCGGTCATTTTTATCTTCCTTATTTTTGTAAGGGAATAATTTGTTGAGCATTTCTTTTCTCTTTTTACAAGAGTCACACTCTTTAATTTTTCCACCACTCATTTTCTTAATTGCTTTGGAAACGGTGTCACCAAGACCTTTACTCTGTTTCTTCTTCTTCGACATTTGTTTCTTCTTCTATGTTACCATATTTAAATTCTTTTGCAACAGCATCTTCAAGTTTTTGCATAACATCTTCAGTAAAATATTTTTCTGGTTCGTTGTTAATAGATTTCTCAAATGCTGTTTTACCATTTGGAAGTTCGATGCGAGTAGAAACCTTTTTGAAGATTCCATACTTTACTGCAATAGGAACAAGACCATAATAAGGGTTTAATCCTGTATCATAATTCAACTGAACCTGAACCTCTTTATTTTCTTTAGTAAATCTTCCCTTGAATAATTTACACCTAATAATATTTCCAATGATATCTGTTCCGTCCTTGTCTTTCTTCTTTGAAAGATAAACAATTGTAGATGCGGCATACTTTAAACCTGTACCACCACCCATTTCCTTCATCGGAACATATGCACCAACTACAGCATAGGTGTGGTTAGTCATAATCAACGGAATACCTGCTTTACCAAGTTTTAATGTAAGCACACGGAATGTTGCTTTGATAACTTGTGCCCTTGTCATATCTCTTGTTGTCTTACCTTCTGCGGTGTCGGCCATCTCTTTTTCTGTAGATAACATACCAAGAGAGTCAAGAATAACAAACACAGGTTTAGTATCTTTACTTTCAATGTATTTGTCAACAATACTAATTGCCTGATGTCTGAAATTTTCGACAGTAGCAACAGGAAATACTGCAACTCTCGCAGGGTCCATTCCTCTATCTGAAATCATATCAGATGTTACTGCTTGCTCTGTATCAAAGTAAAGAATAACACCATCAGGATTATCGTCAAGAAATTTCTTTGCCATTCCTAACGCAAAATAAGTTTTCCCTGTTGCTGATTCACCTGCAAGTGCCATTATTTTATTGTTGGGAATGCCACCATAGAGTGAACCAGACAACAGAGCATTGAATGCATAAGAACCTGTGTCTATGAATCCTGTTACATCACTTCCGTCAATTCCTTCGGAAGCAACGCCAGCATATTCATTACCAGAACTCTTAATAATGTCTTTTAGAAAATCAGTCATAGTTGTTCCTCTAATACTTTATAAGTTTTGTTATCTTCTTTTTCCTCTGCATCCAACAATGCTGAAAGGTCACTTACCTTATGTTTGTTTTTATGATGTTCCAATATTGGTGCTTCTGGGTGTTCGCAGGGTTGTAGTTTTTTTATATTTATTCTGTGTCCACAATTTGAATATTTATCCAAATTGTAAAATTGAATTACTCCATTTTCAATATCGACACCAACCATCCAATCAATAAAGTTATCTTTATATAATCGGTTTTGTGAATCCTTTAATGGTAAAATGATTCTGGGTCTAATTCCTTCAGTAATAAGACCCTCTGCAATAGAATCTTTTTGTTGATTTTTATGAGTTCCCCCCTGTCTTGTTAATGTTTTTATTTGATATGTCATACAACCATAATCTTCGTGGTATACTATCAAATCAGACATTCCTTTGTCGTGTACAGGTCTATAAACATTCCAACCTTGTGCGGTGAGGTAAGTTAATACCATATCTTCTGCTGTGTCGCCAGTTATCTTTTTTATATTTTTTGGGTTCATAATATAGTATCTTTTAGAAAATCCATCATTTAGTTTTCTTTGTTTTCTTCTTTGGACTCTTGCCAGATTTCCATGCTTCGTTTACATCTGGTGTAGATTTATCATCTGCTTTAAATGTACCATCATCTAGTCTGGCTCTTTTGTGTATTCCAAGCATAATGTCTAAACCTTCAAATGCACGGTCAATTGTGTCTTCGATATATGTATTTTCTATCATAATACTTCTCCTAATGTTGCGATTGCCAATTCTCGATGTCGTTCTAAACTTTTATCGTAATAAAGTTTGTCCATTTCACACCCTATAAAGTTTCTATCTGTTCTGTTACAGGCAATCATTGTTGTACCAGAACCACTAAAACAATCTAATATTGTATCATCTTTATTTGTATATGCAAGAATCATTCTTGAAATACAATCTATATTTTTTGTTGTTGGATGCCAGCCACAATGTTCTTTACTTCCTGTGTGGTTTTGAAAGTTCCAAACATTAGTGGGGATTGTACCCTTTGCGTATTCTTCTCCTGTCCTGATATTATTTTTTAATTTTCGTTCAATACGAACATCATCATCATTGAAAAGATATTCTTTTCCTTTTGAATAACACCATGCAAGTTCTGATTTTCTGGCAAAGTTCTTTTTGGTTCTTCCGCCCCAGTTGTAGTGCCATATAATTTCTGTTTGGGCATCCAATCCTGTTTTTTCCAATATGTCTAATTTGTATTTTAGAAATGTGTCTGTTTTCAAAGTTCCCCATACAATCATCATTCGATTTGGCTTCAAAACTCTGGCACATTCGTTTGTCCATGTTTTACACCAATCAAGATAATCAGTTTCATCTTTCCATTGGTTATCCCATTCGTTGCCAACAATTTCGAAATATGGCGGGTCTACTTGAATCATATCAATAGAATCCGTTTCAATATTGGCGAGGAATTCCACACAATCTTTATTTTGTAAATTAATCATAAATAAGTTTTTATCTCTTGTATAGTATACTCTAAATCTTTACATTTATCAACTATATTTTCATAAGTTTCTAAATTACAATTCTTATCTGATTGGCATT